CCCTGTTAAAACGGGAGGGTACAAATGACACGTAAGCGCTGGAAGCCGGCACAACCGCAGAGCATGCAGCACGCGATCCGGCTATGCCTGGACTACGCGCTGCACAAGCACAACCGCAGCGTGGCCCGGGTGGCCGAGCTGATCGGCACCACCGAGTGGTCGGTTTACAAGTGGATGAGCGAGGGGTCGATCCCTTCGGTTCGCATCCGGCCCTTCGAGTTCGCCTGCGATGCCACGTTCGTCACGCACTATATCGCCGCCAGCGCGCAGAAGCTGGTGATCGACATCCCCACCGGACGCGCCGGCAACCAGGACGAGCTGCTGGACCTGCAGAACCAGCTTAATACCACCGTCTCGCTGCTGACCCGCTTCTATCGCGGCGAGGCCGAGGCGGCGGATGTACTGCAAGGGATCACCCTTGCGATGCAACAACTGGCCGGCCATCGGGAGAACGTGTGCAAGCACGACGCCCCGGAGCTGGCGCTGTTCGGAGGAGACCCGGAATGAAGCAAAACAGCCGCAAGACCGTAGCGATCGACAACCGGCAGGCGGCAGCCACCCGCGCCTATCGCGATGAAATGGCCCGCCGGGGCGTGACGCTGGTGGCGCCTTCGCCTTTCAAGGCGTCACCGAAGGGGGCGCGGTCATGAGCCAGGACTGGTACACGCCGAAAGAACTGGCCGGACTCCCTGGCATGCCGGCCACGCACAGCGCGGTAGTGCGCCGCGCCAAGCGCGACGACTGGGAAAGCCGCAAGCGCTCCGGCCGTGGCGGCGGGCGCGAGTATGCCTTGGACGCCCTGCCGATGGAGACCCAGGCGGCGCTGCTGAAGGACGCCAAGCCGGAATCGAAGGCGCCGAACGTGACCCGCCCAGCCGCCAGCCGTGGCGTGGTGGATCGGGAGAGCTTGTGGGGCTCCTATGAACGCCGGCCGCAGACCACGAAGGATGAGGCGGCCCGCCGCCTGCAGGCTCTGCAGGCCGCGCAGCGCCTAGTGGAGGGCGGCCAGGGTAAGTCTGCCGCCACCGAGGAGATCGCCAAGGCGTTCGGCGAGAGCCGGGCCACCCTGTACCGCTGGCAGCGTGCAGTGAAGGGCGTGGACAAGGCCGACTGGCTGGCCGCCCTGGTGCCGGGATACGCCGGCCGAACTGCCAAGGCCGAGTGCACCCCGGAGGCATGGGAATACTTCAAGGCGCAGTACCTACGCCCGGAAGCCCCCAGCGTCGCCGCCTGCTACACCTGGACCCGGGAAGCCGCCAAGACCCACGGCTGGACCGTGCCGGCCAAGCGCACCCTGACCCGCTGGGCCAACGAGATCCCGACCACCACGCGGGTGCTGATGCGTGAAGGCGAGGAGGCGCTGATGCGCCTTTACCCCAGCCAGCAGCGCACGGTGCGCGACCTGCACGCCATGTACTGGATCAACGGCGACGGCTACAAGCACAACGTATTCGTGCGATTCCCGGACGGCACCATCGACCGCCCGAAGACCTGGTTCTGGCAGGACATCTACAGCCGCCGGATCGTGGGTTTTCGTACCGACCGCACCGAGCACACCGACATGATCCGCCTGGCCCTGGGCGACGTGCTGGAGCGTTATGGCATCCCCGAACACGTGACCATCGACAACACCCGCGCCGCGGCCAACAAGTGGATGACCGGCGGGGTCAAGAACCGCTACCGCTTCAAGGTCAAGGAGGAGGACCCGATCGGCCTGATGCCGCAGCTGGGCATGAAAGTGCACTGGACCAGCGTGTTCAAGGGCAAGGGTCACGGTCAGGCCAAGCCGGTGGAGCGGGCTTTCGGGGTCGGCGGCCTGGGCGAATACGCCGACAAACGCTACGAGTTCCGGGGTGCGTACACCGGCCCCAACCCGATGGCCAAGCCGGAGAACTACGGCGAGACGGCCATCGACTTCGCCGAGTTCTGCAGGGTTCTGGCTGATGCCATCCGCCTGTGGAATGAGCAGGAAGGCCGGCGCACCGAGATCTGCGACGGCAAGCTGAGCTATGCCCAGGCATTCGACGAGAGCTACCAGCGCAACGCCGACCGCATCCGCCGCCCGACCACGGCGCAGCGCCGCATGTGGCTGATGGCCGCCGAGGCGGTAACCGTGCATCGGGACAGCAGCATCGCCCTGGCCGTGGGCAGCGGGCCGAGCGGCAAGAACCGCTACGGTGGCGACGCCCTGATCGACCACATCGGCCGCAAGGTGGTGGTGCGCTTCGACCCCGACAACTTGCACGAGGCGGTGTACGCCTACCAGACCGACGGCCGCTACATCGGCGAGATCGAGTGCCAGTTCGCGGTTGGCTTCGGCGACTCCAGCGCCGCCCGCGAGTGGGCACGCAACCGCACCCAGCGAGGCAAGGCCGCCAAGGCCCAGGCCGCCGCCGAAAAGCGGATGTCCGAAGTGGAGACCCTGGATTACCTGCCCGAGCCCGAGCCCGAAGATACCGCCCCGGTACAAACCGAGGTGGTGCGCGGCAGCTTTGGCGAGCGCAAGCGGGTGGCCGGTAGTGATGTGAACCCGACAGCAGAAGGCGACGACGAGAGCCCGGCCGATCGGCACAGCTTCGATAACTTCATCCTGGGTCAGATGGACAGCTGGAAGAAAAAGCAGATTTGAAAGGTGGCCCTGGGAGTGAGCGCTCCGCAGGGCCGAAGCAACGGGCCGAACGGCCCATCAAAAAGCGAGTGGAGTATATCAGATGACCGACAACGTAACCCAGTTCAACAAGCCAACAAGTAAGCACGACGACGCGCTGATCGCCGAGGTTCGCCAGATCATGGAGACCGAGACCTTGTCACAGACCGCCCTGTCGCAGCTGACCGGCGTGGGTAAAGCCCGGTTAAGCCAGTGGTTAAACGGCGTTTACAAGGGCAGCGTGCCCACCATCGAGGAGAGCATCCGCCGCTGGCTGGACAGCCGCCAGACGGCCACCACCCTGGAAGGTCAGATGCCGACCGCCCCCGAGTGGGTGGAGACGCCCAGCGCCCGGGCCGTGCTGTCTGCGCTGTCTTTCGCGCAGATGGCCGAGGCGGTGTCGGTGGTGTACGGCGGTGCGGGTGTGGGCAAGACCACCACTCTGGCTCGCTACAAGCAGCAGGCCCCGAACGTGTGGGTGGTCACCGCCACTCCGGCCGTGTCTGCGCCGGGGCCGATCCTGACCCGTATCGCCCAAGCCCTGGGCATTCGCTCCACCGGGGCGGTGCACATGGTCGAGGCCAACATCATCGAACGGGTACGCGAGACACGGGGCCTGCTGGTGATCGACGAAGCCCAGCACCTGACGCACCGCGCCCTGGACGCCATCCGCTCCATTCATGACGCCGCCGGCATCGGCCTGGCCCTGGTGGGTAACGAGATCGTGTACAGCCAGCTGACCGGCGGCAGCCGCTCCGTGGGTTTTGCCCAACTGTTCAGCCGGGTGGCCAAGCGGGTGCGCCTGTCCCGTGCCAAGGACGCCGATGTGACGGCCCTGCTGGAAGCCTGGGGCATCACCGACAAGGAAGCCCGCCAGCTGTGCCTGGGCATCGGCCGCCGGCCGGGCGCCCTGCGCGGCCTGTCGCAGACCCTGCGCCTGGCCAGCATGTTCGCCGCCGCGAGCGGCACCAATCGCCCGGGCGTGGAACACATCCGCGACGCCTGGAAAGACCTTGGGGGTGAATCATGAAGACCTACAGCGACGAGTACCTGGAGCACTACGCCGACCGCTACGTGGCCATGCACCTGCGCGGCCACGGCGTCACGCTGGACCAGTACCTGGCCGACCCGGCCCGGTACGAGCACCTGGCCCTGGAGCCGTTCCCGCTGCTGCCCGAGCAGCGCACGGTCCAGGAGCGCTTGGACGCCGAGGCCGCCCGAGTCGAGGCGGCGGTGGCGCACCTGCCCAGGCGCAACGGCGCCGTGGTCGAGGTGCTGCACCACCACCGCCACCCCAAGCGCAGCCCGCTGGCCATGTTCGCGCGGAGGGCCAAGTGATGGGCGTGCAACTGGACAAGACCATCGACGAGCTGGAGATCCTGCTGCGCACCAAGCTGCGCGGCGAGATCCTGGACTACTTGACGACCCATCGCTGCCCGCACGGCAGCCGTGACATCGCCGCCGCCCTGGGCAAGCCCCGCCACGCGGTACAGCGGGCGGTGTGCGACCTGGTTCTTCAGGGGCGCATTACCCAGGTGGCGCGCGGCGCCGATCGCAAGCCGGTGTATCGCCCGGTGGAGGTTGGCCCCTGCGAGTGGTGCGGGCTGATCAGCCACCGCCTGGTGGCCGGCGAGTGCCCGGCCTGCAAGACCCTGACCATTGGCCTGGCGCGTCCGAGTCTGGCGCGCCTGGTGTGCTAACCGATTACCCGATAAAGGAGACACAGCCGTGAACGAAACAACCACCAACAAACCGACCATCCCCGAGGGGTACATGCGCAACGCTTCCGGGCACTTGGTGCCCGAGGAGCAGGTGCGCGACCAGGACAAGCTGCGCGACGACGTGGCCCGCGAGCTGGCCCAGGAAGCCGAGGAGCTGCACGCCCGCCTAAAGGCGTTTAAGGCCAAGGCCCTGGGCGACATCGCCGACCTGGTGACCATCGCCGCCGAGCGCTACGACGTGCAGCTGGGGGGCAAGAAAGGCAACGTGACCGCCGCCACCTACGACGGCCAGTACAAGGTCATGCGCAGCTATGCCGAGCGGGTGACCTTTACCGAGGAGCTGGAGGCCGCCAAGGAACTGATCAACGACTGCATCATGCGCTGGAGTGAGGGCGCCAACGTCAACATCCGCGCCCTGGTCGACCGGGCCTTCCGCACGGACAGCAAAGGCCAGATCAAGACCACGGCCATCCTGGAGCTGCTGCGCCTGGAGATTGACGACGACGGCTGGCAGCGCGCCATGCAGGCCCTGAAGGATTCCATTCAGAGCGCCGGCACGGCGGTCTATATCCGCATTTACAAGCGCGTGGGCGAGTCCGACCAGTACCAGGCGGTAACGCTCGACCTGGCGGCAGTCTGAGGAGATGGTTATGAGTGCATTAAGTCGATACCTGGATTTTGAACGCGTGGCCACCACGCCGGTCGGCGAGATCCTGAAGGACATGGACGAGACCGGCATGGATCAGATCGCACTGACCGTACGCACTGACCAGGAGCGCACCGTGGGCGGGCTGATCGTGCTGCGCGGCCCGGACGCCGACCGCTACATGCGTGCCATCGAGTCGGTGGAGAAGGAGATCGAAGCCGAGGAAGACGCACAGGCCAACCCCTTCGCCAATGCTGATGGCGTGGGCACGGTGGACGTGGCCGGCCGCCTGATGATGGCGGAGGGCTTCGACCTGGACCAGTGCCGCGAGGGACTGACCGTGGCGAACCTGCAGAAGACCGTGGAGAAGAAACTGCAGGCGCGCATCCGCAAGCTGGAGAAGGAGGCCCGGGCATGATGAGGAGTTTTTTAAAGGAGGCCAAAGCCTTCGCAATGATTGCTTC